TCTCATAGACAGCTTGGGTGACACCAAGGTTCGTGCGTCCACCGGGGTCACTGGGGTGGTTCACATAGCCACCTTCGTGGTGCAGGATCATCTTTAGGGATTGCTCGAAGTTGTCTTTCACTTTGCTATTCCTTTTGTCTTCTCAAATGAGCGAAGGCCACCAAGACCCAGGAGGCCCATAAGAACCGGCATCATGACTGAAGTATCAACCTGGGGGACAAGGATGTCCCAGGGGGCCAAGAGAGGTGAAACCATGTAGTTAATGGCCATGCCTACAACACAAACCCAGGCGGTCGCCGGGCGCCAAGACGACTGGAACCAGTTGCCCTTCGCTTCTTCTTTGTTAACCGCCAGCTGTGCGAGTGCCAGATCCTGGGCATGGCGTTCTGCCATCGTTGCTATCTCATGAGCTAGAACTGCCTTCTGGTCTTTGTCTTCGACGAACTTGTCGAGAAGACCTGTGACTGGGCCTATTAGTTGTGCTATCATTTCTCGTGTCCTAGCCAAAACATAAAGGATGAACTCATGGCACCTGTGACGGTTGCTGTGAGTGCTGTTGCTTGGGATGTCATTTCTTCGGGGGACAGTTCCATGAACCAGTGCAACACTTGTATATACATGATCGTCATTACGAGCATCATTAGGCGGGGCATCAGCTTCCAAGCCAACACACGCTCCATTGCGATTGCCATGTTGTTATTCCTTGTTAGAACTTGATGAAGCCAAGGTGCCAAAGGTATGCACCGCCAGAGCCTAGACACAGCAAAAGGAAGCCAGCTATCAGGAGGCCACTCAGGACATTCTCCTGCATCTCCTGCGCTTTCAGTATAGCTAGTCTCTGGTCCTCTTTGCGCTCCATGCGTATCTCTCTTCGAATGGCTTGAAGCTGACGATAGGCGCTGATGCCTCTGGTGTTGGTGATGAGTTCACGCAATTGCTCTTCGGCATCAGCTGCCTTCTGTTTGTCTAAGAAGGTGTTGAGGGCTTCCTCATTGGCACTAGAAAAGATTGAGGACTTCTTCTTTTGGTGCTTATGGTTTGCACCATCGACTGCATCAAAGAAGGCTGTGAGTTCCTTGGTCATGGAGTAAATCTGCTTTCCAGCAGTTATCCCACCCTTCACCATTGCGAGGGCGCTTAGAGGGTCCATAGCCGCCCCTTTCTTTTTTAGTCAGCAGCCATCTTCTCGACTGCTCCTCTGATATGTTCGATATTAGTGTCTATACGAGCCATGGAGACAGCTTGGGACTGCACCATCACCTCGACTTTGTTCACACGCTCACTAAAGTTCATGAGCTTCTCAGTGTTCTGCTGGATGTCTGCCATCATCATTGACACGGTCCAGACAATTGCGGCTGCTTGAGTTATCAGGCCAAGCAAGAGAGTGGCGGGGACACTTTTGGAGATGTGCCAACCGTCCTCTTTTGCCACTAGGGTGCTACAGGCCAGTCGTCTTCAGACAAGTTGGGCCATGCGTCTGCATCAGTCAAACCACGAAGCTCTTGGCGGTAGGTGGCCCATGCTGTCTTTGCCTCGTTGCTGAGAGGGCTGTCATTCATCTGTGTCCAATCACTAGCCTCAAGCAGCTTGTTGCGTGCCGTGCGGTTAAATTCAGATAAATCCGCGTCAAGGCGGGCCTGATATGCAGCTTCTTGATCTGCTTTGGTAATCGCATCACCATTTTCATCAGTCGTATCTTGGAACATATCACGGGCAACGTACTTCTCCACCCAGTTGCCATTAGCGTCTTGCTCCACACCATCACGGGCAGAGGTTTGATACTGTGTTGTGGTAGCCGCTGGGCTGCGTAGTACAGCATCCAAGTTAAGTGCATCTAAGGTTGCTTGTTTCCAAACGCGAGGCAGGGAAGTGTCGGGGTTAGCTGAACGCCATTGCCCCTGTGTTTTAACTTCGCCTGTAGTTCTGTTTCTGTATTCACTCATAGCATTTGATCCTTTGTGTTATGAGGTTGATGTAGTTATGCGATTGCAAAGAATATATATTTCTTTCCGCTTGTGTTTATATCTAAGCCAGCACCCGACACAGCATTTAAAGAGAAGCCAGCGTTGCTTGGCTCAATCATATCCTTGGTCGTGACTTCAGTGTTGTCAGTAATATCATTGAGGACATAGTACGGGTCATTCCCGGCCACAATTCCGCGCCGTGTGTCAAATACGATGAAATCTGAGCTGACTGAGCTAGTGTGATCTACGGCACGGATGGCGACATATCGCGCACCAGCTGTAAATCCACAATCAACATCCTGAGTGCTTCCGTTGCCAGTATAAGAACCAACCTTGCTTATCCCAGGAACAGTGGCCCATAAGAAATAAAAGTATTTGGAATAATACAAGTTTTGAGTGCTGCCTACTGTAAATTGAGTTGCAGTTGGTGCTGTAGCATTCCAAACATTAGTTGCCATGTATTGGTTATTACTTGAATTGACTGTGAGAAAGTAATTCTCTGCCCCAGAAGGCGACACCCCAGTGAGGTCTTTGTGATAGACATACCAACTGCCAGAGGCTGCGTGAGTTATATTCTTTACCCACATCATTTCGGGGGTCTGCCCAAGTGAGTGGTTTACAGTCTTTGCAGTATTCGTATCACCATTAAACCCTCCTACATCAAGAAAACCTTTTGCCCGAGCAAAGTAGTAGAATTGATCCCCAGCAGGCAGAGTACTGATGCCATCCGAGTAAGTGCCTGTGTGTGATTTAAAGTGGAGTCCATTCACAGTGCCGCCAGTGCTACTGCTACCGGGAATATAGTAACCACCGTCGTTATACCTGCTCCTCGCGCGTAAATGAAGTCTCACATGATCGGTGCCGCCGTCTAAATCCACAGTTTTTATCATGTCAGCCTTGAAGCCGCCTCCAGCATGGTCGCCCGTTGCCCTATCACCAATGTGGAAGACTTTATCAACATCCGTGGGTGTAGTGGCCCCATTACGCCTAATGGCGACATAAGCATACTCGGCATTAGTTTGGTTCCAATTCGAGTGATCTGAGCCTTTTGCTTGGATACCAGTCGCAGAAGTAAGGAAGAGGTTACTATAACTTTGACCGCTGCTAGAAGTAGGCGAGTGATAGTATGGGTTCTCCCAAAATTGACCCAAACCGCGAAAGTCATCGACAATGTACCATTTATTCGCACTCGTCATATTGCGCCACATGAAAAACTGCGGCTCAAAACCCAAGTCTATAAATGGACCATCTGATGATCCGTTTCCGGTAAATGTCCCACACTTTATGTAGTCGTCAGTCCCATCATCTCCAAAACCACCGCTTCCGCTTACGTTGTCGCCAAAAACATAAGCCGTATATGTTGCATTATTACTGTTTACGCGCGAGTCGCTTCCAACGGTGAAGTGAGTAGATGTAGGGTCAACATACGTTGTATTATTACCAAACATATTGTTGCTACCAGTAGGTGCATTAGTGAGGTTAAAATAACCGCTCTTGTTAGTACCAGTGAACGCTTTATGCCAAAAGCCCCAATGATTTCCACTTTGCTTAGTGACGATCAGGCCGGGGGTACTACCTAGCCCGTGGGCAATTTCTTGAGTGGTTCCATTCCCCGTATACTGTAAAACTTTGAAGAAGTGATCTCTGTTTTGGAAAGTATAACTTATATATTCAGTGCTGTTTGCGTTAACGTATTGCCCATTATTCGTACCATCTAAAGTGTAGCCGTTAGTATCAAAGGAAGTTATTTTGCCATTCGTTTGTAGTGCTCCAGACGAACTCATTATGTGGTTCACTGCGCCACCGTTGATTGTATCCATGATGCGCGTGTCTGGATAAGGCAATGACGTGGTCATTACCGCGCCGCCAGAAGTTAGGTCAACTCCGTTAGCAATGATGTTTGTACTATTGTTCCCAATATAGTACGCCGTCGCAAACATATCTTTAACATCACCGTCTGCACCACCACCACCGCCACCGCCTGCACCGCCACCGCCTGCACCACCGCCTGCACCACCGCCTGCACCTGTTGAAACACCAGCAGCTGCTTGGATTAGTTTTTTAGTTGTCGCCATTGCTTTGCGCTCCTTATGCTAGTGCTTGGCCAGCCGTAAAGCCACGCCATGTCGTGCCGCCGTCTCGGGTTGTGAAGACAAAGTAATCGACCGCATTTGCTGTTGCCGTAAGAGTTGGAGCGGTTCCGGCGGGCCAAGTCACAGTCGGCCATGTAACAGCGTAACCGGATGCGGATGCGTCTTGGATAACCTCGACACTGAAGGTGAAGGACGTGCCACTAGCGGGTGGGTTAGTAAATGTGAACGTGGTGGCAGCAGACAGTACAATACTGAATGCGTTGCCTGCCTCGCAATCGACCGCTGGTGTTGCTCCAGACAGCGAAACGTAGGTCTCATTGTAGCTGTCAGCTTTTAGCTCACCTGACAGATCCAAGTCGCCATTTGCATCGACGTTAACAAGTTCAATCCAGTTTCCACCGTGTGCGTAGTAGCCTTTCCCAGTATCATGGGCATGTGCGAACATTCCATGAAAGTTACTGGCAGTTGGAAGGTCATTTACAGTGCTATAAACATTGGAGTAAGTAATCTTGTTTGTTCCAAAGTTCACATTACCACCAAAGGTGCCTCCAGATGCAGCTGACACAAAGTCGGTGGGGAGTGTAGGTGTGCCCGTAATATCGCTGTAGGCACCCGTGGTTGCTACGGTTGCCAAAGTTGGAGTACCAGACACATCACTATAAGCACCCGTGGTTGCTACTGTGGAAAGACCAGCAATCTTAGTGGCAGCAATAGCTGCATCCGCCGCAATGTCTACGTTTTGGATCGTTCCGTCTGTGATCCCATCGCTTGTTACATTCTGTGTTACTGCGCTGGGCGCGTTACCAATATAAGCCATTCCTGTGCCCTCCTACGATTGTTCTAAAACGGACACAATAACGTCAGCCGATGAGGCGGCGCTGCTTGTGACTTTGATGATGTCTGTAGTCTCTAGGACTACTTTTTGGTCGCCGCCAATGGGAACTAATGCTCCCCCAGCAGGCACAGAAGCGCCCTTCACTAGAAACACCGTTTCTGAGGCTGAGGTGTCTGTTACTGCCACATCGACTGTTATTTGAGCCCCTGATCTGTTCGCAACCGTCAGTCCTATCACAGTGGTAGTAGTTAAGCTTGGTGCCGTGTAAACGCTGGTCTGCGAAGTGCCGACAGATGCGGTCACAGCATTTTTAAAAGTATTAGCCATTTATTGTTTCCTCATCCGAGAGCTATTGCGAGTGCCAGTACATCGTCATTGGCGGCATAGCGCGTATCGCTTTGTGTTTTTGTGTAGAAGTTTGTGTCGATGCCTAAGTTAGTTCTGGCAGTGGCGGCACTAAGTAAGTCAGACAGGTTGTTAGATGCCAGCAAGTCACCAGAGCCAGGGCCAGAAGCCCCTGTTGCACCTTGGATACCTTGGGGACCTTGTGGCCCAGTAGGCCCTGTCAAACCTTGAGGCCCCTGTGGTCCTGTAGCCCCATCAGTCCCATCAGCACCTGCTGGTCCTTGAGACCCCTGTGGGCCTGCAACTGTACTGTCAGCCCCGTCAGCCCCAGCAGTGCCTGTTGGCCCTTGAGGACCTGTAGCACCTTGTATCCCTTGAATGCCCTGTGGCCCAGTAGGGCCTACGGGTCCGGCTACAGTGCTGTCAGCGCCATCTGCGCCAGCAGGGCCTGCAACTCCCTGTGGACCTTGAGAACCCGTTGGTCCTGTAGGGCCTGCAACTGTGCTGTCTGCGCCATTCGCCCCAGCAGGGCCTTGGGGACCCTGTGGTCCAGTAGCTCCTGTAGCTCCAGCTGGTCCAGCAACAGTCGAGTCGGCACCAGCAGCACCTGTGGCACCTTGTGGTCCTTGTGGCCCAGCTGGTCCAGCGACTGTACTATCAGCACCCTCGCTACCTGCTGGTCCTTGAGGGCCTTGAGCCCCGGCGGGACCCACAGGCCCAGCCACAGTGCTATCAGCGCCGGGAGGCCCAGCTGGCCCAGTCGCACCCGTGGCACCTTGTGGTCCAGCCACTGTACTGTCAGCGCCAGTTGGTCCTGTAGGACCCACAGGTCCTTGAGGCCCAGCCGGACCAACTACTGTACTCGCTGGGCCTACTAGACCTATTGGCCCTTGAGGGCCTTGTGGTCCTACGAGACCAGTTGGTAACTGTAAGACCCCAGTGGCTGGATCATATACTGCATCTGAAGATGACAAGTCTGTAGCAACTGTCAGTTGCGTCAAAGCATTCTTATGCGCCTCAGCTTCAGCAGCGGCTTGAGCAGCGGCAGCAGCAGAGGCAGCAGCTGCGGCCTTACTATCCTCGGCGGGTGCAACAGTGTCAGCGGCTGTCGGAGAGAAACTATAAAATGACATGATCTAACTTCCTAGTCTGTGTAAATTGAAGTTGGGCGCATGACCTGGGACATGCCCGAGGTTTCGGCAGAGTTTGCTTGATTTTGGATTTCATCTAGAAACTGGCTTGCTTTGCCCTCAAACAGGGGACCACGTTCATCTAGGAAGTAGTCAGATGCGTATGACAGAGCTGTATAAGCTATTAGGTCAACTGCGATCTGAGTAAGTATATGTTCATCTGCATCGTCTATCAAATCGGGTAAGAGCGCGTAGTAATTCAATAGAATTGTGCCCGATGTTGGGTGTGGAGAAAGTTTTATAATTCCCCGCTCTCTGGTAAAATGGACAGGTGAACCAGTCTGGTTAGCCTGTTGCGCCGCCACCATCTCGTTTAGAGATAATCTTAAAAGTGAAACACCCTCATATTGTATGTCTATGATCTCGATCAAATCAGATGGTATAATCACAAATGTCAGGGGCGTACCCGAAGTTATTGGGTATGCTTTGATACTTTCCATTGAAGGGATGCGCAGTACACGTTGGATGCGAGTGAGGGCCTGATCGATGAAGGTATCGGCCAAAGCATCACTACAGTCGCTGCGGTTTAGGAGAGCCTTAAAGTGGCTCCTGATTTGGCCTTTGTTCATTCTAGTCCCCTTGCTTTTGACAACCGAACTTTTCGCATGTCATTGGTGTCGTGCATCCCTTGCAGGGCTTGAACTTGCCTGTGGTTTTATAAGCCATCTGCTAGATCCTTTTCTCAGTCGTCATGAATGCAGTCAGATCTTGTTCCTGGAGACGCTTGACGATCGCTGCGCCGGTCTCTTCGTAAACATTGAAACCTTCGCGTAACCATTGCTCTGCAACTACGGTTGGTATTGACGCCACACGCATATAGTCACCCTCGAGCCGAGTGGTGCTTTCATTACGGGCATCCTTCAGGTCATCTAGAAAAGCCTGGGAAATGTTCTGGGTATGTTTCTTGACCAGGTCAAAGCCTTGAGTCAGAAACTCAGTCTGCACACCGTGCAGTTTAGTCTCTTTAGTCATTTATGGGGGTATCCTTGGGAGGTTAGGTGAGGACGCCCAGGTCCCCAGGAAAAGGAGAGCAAAAGTCCTGGGAGTTAGGGCGTCCTCGCACGGGCCTTAGGAAAGGCCGGTGATCTTCACACTGTCCGCGAAGTTAGAGTGTTTGCAGGAATATTCCCCAACCACCATATGGCGATCTGAGTCACCTTGCTTCGCTAAGAGTGTGCGTGTGAACGGACGCAGTACGCATGTTTTGAACATGGACGGGTCGATCAACAGGGCGTGTGAAGTCTCTAAGTGTCTGTTAAGAACCACTTTATATTCGCCATAGGGCGAGACATAGAGGTCTATCACATTCACAAGGGTCTTACCCTGGGCGACTTCACGGTTGCGACCCGCAGATGCCGAGAAACCGGCGACGATTTGGGCGTCAGCTGGTTTGATCATAATACACGACGGATCAGAACCATTGTTGAACGCTGTTTGACCAGCTTCAAGCAATTTGGCCTCTGTGAGGCTGTCCGTTACGTTGGCACCGGCGTCAATACCAGTAGAGATCTGATTGATCATTGATGCCATTTTACGAGCTACGCCAGACGAACCAGCTACAGCTGCCTGGTCAACACCAACAAGGCTGAACTCTAAATCGCGCTTGATGGCCTTGAGAGTTTTACCAAGTTGCAGCGCAGTTTCCTTGGCTCGGCCATAGGTTTTTACCGCATCAGCAGAACCAGAAATACGGAAGGTTTCTTCCAGGATCTGGGTGTTGTTGGTACGCTCAACGATGTCGATCAGAGTGATATCTGCGGCATCTGCGCCCTCGACCTTAGCGTTAGACGCTGCGGCGCGGAGGCTGTCTTCGAGGAATGAGAACGTCCGTGCGGACACTTTCTCAGTCTTCGTCATTGTCAGCATAGGCGTATCTGTGGGTGTAATATCTGAGAGGATATTGGAAACGTCCTCGGCCTTACCGACCTGAGAATAAGTTGTGTAAACAGTCATTTGAATGGCTCCTTGCCGTTTGACTATGAGTTACAACTTAGCTTTCCCAACGTGATAGGAGCATCTCAGCGATATCATCCATGTCACCATTCCGACTTCTGTTTTCACGGACACGCTGCGCCGTAGCAGATTGCTTACGAGCATTGATGTCCGAGGTAGAAGGTGGTGCCTTCTTAGATCGAAGGACCTTCCCCTTAGCTGTTTTGACGTGCATCGCCTTTGCCTTCTTAGTACCGGCAGCAGCTTTGCCCTGATCATACAGACGGGCCTTGTTAAGGAGAGTGATGACATTGGGGTCAACGTATTGGTCAACCTGTTCTCTTGGGAGACCGACAGAAACAGCATATTCACGGATGTCATTGTACAAGGCATTTCCCCAATCCGGGATAGTCTCTTGGAGCGTTTTGATACACTCCTGAGCCATTTCCTGGCGCTGGGCTGCCTGCTTTTGTTGTACTTCCTGGTAGAAAGAGTTGGACTCCTCCTTCAGGAACTTGAGTTCCGCTTCAGCTTCTGAGGCTTCCCGGCGTAGTGCGGAGAAATCCTCAACCGACATAGTCCTGGACGCAACGAGCATGTCGAGGTCCTGGTAGGGCTTATATCGGGTTTCTGCTCGTTCTAAGAGCTTCTGATAACTGAGATCCGTCCGTTGCAAGGCATCGTCTGCCTCTTTACGTTTGGATGCTAAGTCTTGAGACTTTCGAGTTAAAGATGCTTCCTGACCATAGAGACGCTTCAGATCCTTCAAGGATGCCTGTTTGGTTTCTCCATCGACTTGGATGTCAACAAGACTGTCGTCCGACAGTTCAGCTTCGTCAGCCTCGCCATCATCGTCTTCATCGACTTCTTCATCGTCTGGCTCACCTTCATCAGGGTCCTCATCCGTTTCTTCGTCTTCCTCTTGGTCTTCATACTCATCTTCTTCATACTCAGCTTCGGAACCCTCTGTCTCTTCTATAGGTTCGTCAGCTGTCGCCTCTATTTCCTCATCGTCAGATGGGCTTGCGCCGTCTGTCCAGCGGTCTAGGATGGCTTCTGCTGCTTCATCGACATCGTCGTAGGCAGCGAAAGAAGTAGCTTCATTTTGGACGTTATTCATGGTCCAGCTCCTCTTGGCGGGTGTCGCCTTTCGCAAGTATCTCATCTTTGATGGACACCTGTTGTTTCAGTGTTTCAACCACGTCCACAAGTGCGCGATAGTGGTTGTACGCTAACTCTCGGTCTGAGCCCTGGTCGGGCTTAGTGTTAACGAAAGTCTGGAATGATCGCTCGACCAGGTTATTGACTACCTGGTTGAACGCAGGTTGAGACAAGACGGCCTCAGCCGCCTCGCCAGTTTCAACGAGTTGCTCTTCTTCGTTCATGGTTGCTCTCTTTAAGATTGGCTAAGTTAGCCGGTTGGTGATGCGATACCTCTGACATCATCAGCGTTACGCAGGATCTCAAGCTCGGCCATATCGGTCATACGCTTGTGCTCCAGCTGCGCCTCTTTCAGATCGGTCGCATCAGATTGTATTGCGAAGCCGCGTTCAGCCTTGGTCGCTTCAAGTTCAAGTTTGAGTTGTGCGATTTGTGCGTCCATTTGCTGCTTGAGCTCCGCAATCTGGGTTTGTCTCTCCTGAAGTTCCAGCTGTTTCTGCTGCATCTGCATCGCCATCTCCTGGGCCTGGTCAGGCTGAGGTGGTGGGAGTTGATCAGGAGGTGTCAGGTAGTCAGCGACATTCTTGATGCCGTTGTTCTCCATGACGTGAGACATTAACTTATATTGGTTCTGAGGTTGATACATCGTGGACAGAACAGGGTCCTGTGACATCAAACCATGCAGTGCCAGGTATTTCTGGGCTTCTTCAACCTGCTCACCATAACCGAGGTGCATCTCAACAACCACGTCACGTTTTGATCCCCATTCCGCCGGGGAGATTTGGACATAGTTGCCTGCAAGCTCGACGATCTTCTCTTCAGTCTCATGCTCGATGACCAACTTATAGACCATCTGGTACAGGGGCTTCAGGAAGTTGTTGGCAAAGTTACGGGCGATAATCTTCTGCCGCTGCTGCGACATAGTTGCCAGCTGTTCAACCATTGCGGCTGAGTTCTGCTTGCTGATGGCATCTTTGTTAAGGCCCTGGCTAAGACGGGAGACGCCTGTGGTGTCTTCTTTGTCGTCATCCAACATGGCCAACGTCTGGAACACAAACGGGTTCAAAGACGCCTGGGGCATAGGCATGATCGCATCTGGGCGTGACACATTCACGATACCACCAACGCGGTTGTCGATCAGTTCACGCGGGTTGGTAAGACCACCTTTGACAACCATATAACGCGGGTTGTTGGTGATCATTGTGTGATCGAGGATCGACCGGGTCAGTACAGTCCGGGCATTCTGGATTGGGATAACCTTCGATGCGAAGTTGTTACCAAAGAATGCGTGAGGAATAGGAAGTGGGACAAAGGCCACAAAGGGGCGCATTGTTGTAGCTTCCATCTCCAGGATCACGTTGCCTGCTTTGACAACCCGGTACAGCTCGGCAACGCCGGTGGCCTCTGGGTCCATCATGACATAGCACTCATAGACAGTCACAGTGCGTACTTGGTCCTGGTAACCGATGTTTGAGAACCCACGGCTGGTGCCTACTTCTTCATGGCGTGAAAGGACCTCACCGTCTGTGTCCAGGTCTACATCTGAGTGGTCACCAATGTTCTCGATCTTCTTCTCATCGTACCCCATCTCACGGAGCTCTGAGATTGTTTTGTTAGTACGGTGTGCGCAGAAGTTTACGCTTTCAAGATCCTTACTTTGGGCCTCGATGATAAACTCTTCTGGGCTAATACTCTCGATGCAAATCTTCGATGCATCTGAGGTCACCCGTAGCTCTCCCGAGTATAGACCTGCCACGTCCTCAGTAATCTCTTCGATCTCGACGTTATCCTGGATCAGGATTTCGTCTAGCTCTTCCTCAGTGAGGTCAGTGACCTCCTCGATGTGGCTTTCTTCACCATAGTAGTAAAAGACTTTGGCGATACCCGCCCGAGCTATCAGGCCATCGTGGATGACTGTCTGCATGATCTCGAATAGGTTGTTTTGGCGGTTTGCAACGTAGTCACAATACTCAGTGGCTATCTCAGCAATAGGCTGGTCGTCCGCGTTCTGAGGTGCAAATCGAACGGTCTTGAAGCCTGTAGAGAATGTCTCCAGCAAAGCAGCTTTCATGCTCTCTACTGTATCGTAGACATCCATCGAAACATATTTGGAGTTCCCATCGTGGGCTGGCTTTGGGAGGACTGCATTATAATAATCCATGACGCGCTTACGCTCACGCGATAACTGGCTGTCGTAATAGCCTACGCTGCGGCGAATATTGTCATCCAGGAGGGCAACAATGTTGTCGTCTTCTAGTTTCTTATAATCTTTCTTATTCATGATTAAACCATTTCGATATAGTAAGCGTCTGACGCTTCAATTGGTTCCCAGGCACCCTCATGGATGTGGTTAGCGAGTGCCAGAGACATGACCGTGTCGTCAAAGCAGCCACCCTCCGCCTCCATGCCGCCCGTAGGGGTAACAATGTAGGTTAACATCTCACGGATTGTGGTCTTATCATTTAGCTCGATCTCTCCCTCGCGGACGTTTGCCCGGAGTTCATCGATGATCAGTGGCTTGGTTTTGGACGTTGTTGTGAAGCCTAATTTCATGGTCTCTCGATCGGTCAGCTTGTCTACCTGGACTTCAGTAAAGAAGTTTGGATAGGCCATATCTTTACCCAGGCGAGTACAGGTTAAGATGCCGTGAGAGTTGTTCTCCACAATGATATAAGCAAAGTTGAATAGCTCACCTAACTTGTAAAGGACCTCAGCAAAGTAGTCGGGGTGAACTTGGGCACGATAGGTCGCAACTTGGCGCTTTTTACTGTCGAGGATCTGGGCGACTGAGAAGTCACCTCCTCTGACACCCATCGCAACATCAGCACCGATCGTGTATTTCTCACCAGGGTCGATCGTCTTGTATAGGGTAAGCTCACCTCGGGTATTATCGATCCATTCACCACCCTCTAGGGCCATACGCTGTGTTGGATCAGGAGCTTCATCTAGGCTCTTCTGGAGCCCCTCTGGGTTGAAGACAGGCCGCCCGGTCGTCAGGAAGGCTTCTGAAGGCTCTGCGGGATATTCTTGACGATAAAGATCTATGCCGTTCTGGGCGATCTTACGGCGCCGAAACATAAGCTGCTCATCGTCTAAGTCGTACTTGGCAACCAACTCTTCTTCTTCAGGTGTTGGCTCAAAGTTCTCAGGGACAGGCTCCCTATATTCACGGTCGAGAAACCAAGGGATGAACACAGGCACATAGCCATTGGTGCCATCAACAGCACCTTTCCATAAATCATAGAAGATACCACTGACGCCGTTAGCTGTACTCTCAACGAAAATAGCAGTGCCAGGCTTGTTAGGGACCGCCTGGGTCATACCGTTCCAGTTCTCCAGGGCCGTAGACTTTTGCCAGAACGCAAGCTCGGAGGCGTGGACGTGCGTAAGGGTCTCACCTCGACCAATGCTCTCACCACCGGCGGTGGCAACAACAAATGAACTATCCAAGACATCAAATGTAAGTTCCCGGCGGGAGCTGTACTTTGTGTGCGGCTTCAGGAGCTCTGGGCAGTTGTCATGGTATCGTTTGGTCATATCGAAAAGCGCACGGGTACTGTCTGAGTGGTGCGTGATGACCATCGCTTTACAGGCTTTGCGTTGCGACACGTTGAAATACAGATAGCCACCAACGTGGGTCGAGAGACCTTGCTGCCGGGCCTTCAGAATGATGATACGCACCTTACCTTCAGACGCCATCTGCTTCTCTACAGCCTCATGGAGGATGTGCTGGGCAGGCTTGAGTTTTAGGGGTTGGATGTCACCATCCTTGGTACGGATCTTGAGTGCAGACTGCGAATAGAAACTAAAGTCGTCGTATAGTCTCTGTCGAACTTGTTTAAGTCTCTTGTCCATCTTCGATTTGCTCTTCTTCTGGGGTGGCTACTAGGAGCGACTCCAGGAAGGCTTCAGCTTTGCCGATGGTGACTTCGCTCTTCGCAGCTGGTTTGGTTTTAGTGAAATCCAGGACCATCCTGGCAGCTGTTAGACGGTCCCGGTTTTGACCAGGTTCGCGCATGATCTCTACAGCAGCCCGTAGGGCCTCGATCGCATACACGTCATCAATTTCGTTCTCTTTTGCCATGATCGTTACGATCCTCTCTGCGTCTTCTTTGGCCCTCTTGCGGATAGGCTCAATTGCAGCAGCTGTGTAACCATCAGGAGTGCCCTTGGGTCTGCCGCCTTTATTCTTTCGATTTGCCAACATCTGACGGAACTTTTCGCGTCCCTCGGGTGTTTGATGCTGTCTTGCTATTGGGTTTGTTGATATCGGCCTTGCCTTTTGGGCTTGCTTTGGTGGCCTTGGTGCTTTCTTTCGCGGCTGGTTTGGTGCTCCCATCCATCGTCTCCAATATACTGTTTATGATTGAGAGCGTGAGGCGAGACTGAGGACAGAAGACTGGCTCAGGTACGCTCTTCCGTATCTCCCCAAAGATAACCAGGCGCTGGGCTTCAGACAGAAGATGTGAGTGTTTTACATCCTCAATTGCCCGTAGGATTGGAACCAGGTCCAGTGCGGTTTTATTCATGTTGCTCTCCAAAGAAAAAGAGGCCCCCGAAGGGACCTCATTAGTTTTACGCGGAAAGGGCACCCATACCCGGAGGTGGGGTACTTAGAGCACCAGGAGGCATCTGCATCCTCTGCTTCTCTTCCTCTTCTTCAGCCATAGCCTGAGCCAGCATAGCCATGACCGTAGCCATAACGATCGCTGCTGGGTGGTTGAAGAATTTGACCTTGTTGTTACCGGCATTGTTGAATTGTTGCCTGATAAGGGCAGCCGTCTTAGGCATAACCGCTTTCGCCAGCTTAGGGTTGATCAGGTAAACCAACACGGGATCAACAGCCAACTCGCGTACACTCTGCATGTAGTTAGCGTAGTCTTCAGCCTGCTCCTCACGGTTGGCCACGCCTGTGTCTACCTCAGCTTGAGAGATTTGACCGGCATCAAA